ACTTATACTGATAGATTTAAAGACTTTGAAGATGATGATTGTGTATATCTAATCCAACAGCTTCATGGTCGTATTAAATCATTCATGAAGAATATTGCTAGTCTATACTATGAAGCATATGAAAACAAATCTCAATATATTACTTATGCATCAGATGACTATTCCGATACAGGATATCGTCTTGCAGATACAGATAACTTAATGGCAGAACGTCTTATTGATAAAGCTGTAAATCAAATTACAACCTTATCAGTAAACTATAAGTTCTGTAAGATGTCTGCGGATGCTTTAGTTAAGACTGATGAGATTAAAGATATCATTGAGTATATTGTAAAGAATGATACTAAACAGAACTCAGAGATTAGAGAGTTTGTTAGTCTAATCATCTATACATACTTTGCTCAGTCTAGAAATAAAGATGTACGTACAGCTGAGTTTATTAAGTTCTCTATTCAACCTAAACCAAATACTAAAGATTCTAATATGTTACGTATTAAGGATATTACTGAAAAATGGTTAATGGAATCCTCTAAGAGATACGTTCATAGACGTAATCGTTTAGCTACTAAGAATAGTTACCATAGATCAGTATTGATGTATTTCACATTATTAATTCATTACAGTGCTTTATAATAAATATCCCCTTAGGATCATAGAAATCCTAAGGGGATAGCTTTTGCAATTGTATATATATATATGATTATATATTATAACCGTGATAGACCCAAAGTAAATTTATTAAGCCGCATGGCAAGAAAGGAATCTATCATGGAACAACAAACTCAATTACCAGTATTAGACGTAACATCTATTAACCTTACTCCACACCCAATTGGGTTCGTGGACCAAGATGACAATCTATTACTAAGAGTAGAGTCGACTGCAGTCGCACGGGTAACCTCCCAAACATCCACCGTCGGTTATTTCCGTATTAACGGTGTTCAAGTACCACGTACTCATACCGAATATGGGCAGGTTGAAGGGCTACCAGACCCAACACCTGGAACAATCTTTATTGTCTCCGGGATGATTATCTCGGCTCTTGCACAGCAAGGCATCCATCGAGATGATTTATTTACTCCAGGATTACAAGTCCGTGACGACCAAGGTCGGGTGATCGGATGCAGATCTTTGGACAACTAATTTCATTAGCCCTCCTCGGAGGGCTTCCTTTTTTAGGAGGTGTAAAAATGCATAAACGAGTTTTACTCTAATGTCGCAAAATAATAGATGCAACCGTAGAAAGCAATTTCGAAGAGAAAACGGATCTTCTATTAAAAACCCTAAATATGCCTAGACATAATATAACTGGGCTAGTTTCTATTATTGAACAACGAAAGTATATGATCAATAAAGGAAGAAACAAAAGAACTGATGAAGAGCATCGACGTATGCTTCGCTATGAATTAATCACCGATCTTTATCAGTTGAAAAATATGGACCAACATCTTGTTCTATAATACGAGAGGAGACGAATGTGTACAAATATCACGACTATATTGGCTCTCTACTTGAAGTAAAATTCCAAGTAGACTACTATGAAAACGGATGCTGGGATGGTAAACCAGTTAAAGTAGATGGGGATATGATTCGTGTAATAGGTGGTAGGGGGTTTTGTAGAGAAATCCCCTATCTCTATAAAACAACAACCCAAAATACAAATATAATCAATAAAGATTATATTATCAAGAAAATGGCTGCAGCTAAAAAAGGATCAATTTTGGTATTATATAATAATCAAAGAAGAAAATCTAATCCTGATAAAATTCTAGACTTATGTATAGAAGCAGCCAAAGAACTTGGATATAAAGAGATATGGGTAAAGGACCTAGATCTTTACACATATCTCTGGAAATGTGAAAGAATAATTTAGTGAAAGTGGCAAAGTAAAATTTGCCACTTTTATTTTTTGTAGGAGGATGAAATGGAAATTTATAAATATTGGGATAAAGTAGATACTATGGGTGGTATCGAAACGTATGTAGAGTTCCACGATAATAACGAATGGAATTGTGACCAATTAAGTTAGATGCCGATGTATTCTACTTAATTGGTTGCACCACTGAGTATGAAAGCATATTCAGCCAATATCTTTCTGAAAATTATTCTAAGGGAGAAGTTAATGATAATTTAAACAAAGTATTCTCTACTAGAAACCGAAAGGATATCGCTCTTGTATATATCAATAGCGAAGATCCTAAGTTTGGACGAGCAATACAGATGCTTGTAAATAGACTTCACCTTGAAGGATATGAACAAGTTTATCTTAACTTCATAGTAAGAGAACCTTGGTTCTGGGAAACGGTGGAGGCTTTATAGCCTCCACTTATTTTTTTGTAAATTTTAGCCATCTTGAACAATTCATTAAATCAAAGGAGGCTAATATGACTAAACAACGTAAGCAAGCTGAAGAGCTTGTATATAAAGTAATGGATGCATTAGATCCGACTAAAAGTATGTCTAAATATTATGCTAATCTATTTAAAGACATGAATGATAAACAATTCTTAGATTATATCTCTAAGAAATATCCATATAGATTCCAAACACGTATCTTTAAGATTGAACCAACTTTTATTGAGATTGAGAAAGCGGCTAATATCCTTGGAGTACCATTAATGGAAAAGGTAGCTACACCAGACTTATATGTAAATAAAGATGGTGAACCAGTATGGACTAAAGAAGCATTGGTAGTATATCTTCATTTAAAGAAAATGAAACAGTTCTTGACTAAGAAGAACTCTATTTCTACTAATATAGTATCTCGTGATAATAAGACTGGTCGTCTTGTAGGTCATGATAAGAATGGTGCCACATCTGACCGTGAAATGGAATCGCTTGTAGTATCTGGTATGGAAGATACATTAACAGAATTCTCTCGTGCTCGTGCTGACTCAGTAGAAGCTAAGCAAGCTATGTATAATACTATCTCTACTCTTGGTACAGTATCATTGGAAGATATCCCTGTAGATAAGACTGATGTATTATCTAAGAATATGATGAACGTATACATGATAGGATCTCATATTAATACTAACTTGATTAATATTAATAATATGACTCCACAAACTATTAAAGATAAGACAGTATCTAGACGCCAATAAACAAAACCCCCTTAGGATCATAGTAATCCTAAGGGGTATGATTTTGTTATTTTGTAATACTTTGGTATTTTGATTGCATATTATTAAGGTGATATAATGATATATAGTTTAGTTATTAAGTCCTTAGGACAGAAAGAGGTATATCATGTTAGAACTTCAAACAATTACAACAGTAGCAAATGTAATGGATTACGATTTGACAAACTTCGATGAAGTTTGTCGTTTCTTCGAAGACCATAATCAAGGATTAGAAAGTCCATGGTCATGGAGTGATGCCTTTAAATTAAAAGGTATCGCATTTGATTTATTGTGGGAAGATAAAATTACCCATTCCCAATATAGCAGATTCTGGGATGCAGTAAGCGTTCCATTATTCTAGTTTAAAGATGGAGATGGGAGTTAATCCCATCTCCTAATCTTATTTATTTTTTTTCTTATAACTGTATCACGGACTACTCATAGCTAGATGAGTAGTCCACAATACAATCTCTTATTCCATATTTTAAAGGAGGTAAACATGATTGTACAATCACATCACTCACAACAACAATAAAAGTATTTAAACTTTTACTAATATGTTTAGAGGTTATATATTATAAGAGTGAATGTTGGTAGTATAAAATTATACTATACGTAAACATAAGGATAATGTGTATTCTTATATTAATAAAGGAGAATAACTATGGAAAAGAAAATTGGTGTACTTCATGAAATTGGTGACTTAGGTCTTGGTTTTGATGAAGTTAAAGAAGATCAACAAAAGGCTCTGAAAGAGCAAATGAAAGAAGATCAAAAGAAAGAAGATAAATAATCTTCACTGCGATGGGGCAATAAACTCCATCGCTTTTATTTTGTATTTTAATATTAAGTAGGGACGGTGAATATAATGGTTAAGAAAATTACATTATTTTGCATCGCCATATTGGTATCTATATTACCAATAAAGGCACTAGAAACTGGTCATCAAACTGATAATAGCTTAGATATTGTATTGAAGGCTATTGTTGATAACAGTAACGATTATAGTGACAAAGTGGACAATCTTATCAAGAATGATAAGAAGAAAGAGCCAGCTAAAAAAGATCAAGTAGATCCAAATACAACTAAGGCTTTAGAACAATATTTTCAATTAGCTAGACAGGAGCTACTTAGACAAGCTGCAGCTAATGCAGAAGCTAATAAGAAAGCTAACTCTAGATACTCTGTAGATCAAAACTCTGACTTATCTAATAAAGCAGTATATGTAACTACAGAAGATATGAATAATATTATCAGACACTTTGATCCAAGTGGTACATCCCCATTCCAAGGTCAAGGTAATGTATTTATTGAAGCCTCCAAACAATCTGGTCTAGATCCTATCTATATATTTGCTCATGCATCATGGGAATCTGATTATGGTAGATCATATCTAGCTAGAGATAGAGGTAACTATTTCGGTATTAATGCAATTGATGCTAATCCAAATGCAGCTCATCATATGGGAAATACAATGTATGATGGTATAGTTAACGGGGCAGTTTGGATTAGTAAGAACTATTATCAGGAGGGACAAACTAGTCTAAACTCAATGATCTACGGAGGTAAGAGATATGCTAAAGCCGCAGATAAATGGATTAAAGGTGTAAATGGAATCATGGCTGAATCTTATGCATATCTTAAACAATCTCGTGGTATGTAGATTATAATTCATATTGATACATTATGGTAATAATTGGATAGGCTATTAAAGCCTATCCAATATTATATATTTTTTATATTAAGAAGGAGAATTTATTATGAAAGCAAAATTGATTGGCATTGGTGCCGCAGGTAATAAAGCGGCAATGACAGCTATTGAGCAAGGTGTATTTGATAGAAGTGATGTACTTCTTATTAATACAACTCGCAAAGATATGAAAGAAGAATATGATGATATTAATGTAATCATTGGTGCTGGTATGGGTGGCTGTGGTAAAGAACGTGGTCGTGCTAAAAGCATTACAATTGAATCATTAAAATCTGAAAAGCTTAAGATTGATTCCTTACCAGATCCAGATGATGATGCAGTAGTTATTGTATCTTCCTCTGAAGGCGGTACGGGTTGTGGATCTTCTACTATCTTAGCTAAATATATCCGTGAAGTATTAAACATTAACGTTCATTTAGTAGTATTCACTGGGTTTGAAGATGATGCTCGTGGTCTACAAAATACAGTAGAATACTTCCAAGAACTTCAAGACAACTATACCGTTGAAGCTATTAGTAATAAGAAATTCTTATCTACTAGCAAGAATAAACAAGAAGCTGAACGTAAAGCTAATAACGAATTCTGTAAACGTATGCGTACATGGCTTGGTTTAGACTTAGTTGATTCTGATCAAAATATTGATGAAACTGACTTGTATAAAATTGCTACAACTCCTGGTTTCATGACTATTGAAACTAAAGAGTTTGATGGTATTAAGAAACAAGCTGACTTTGATAGACTATTTGAAGAAATGATCTATGACACAAAGAGCTTAGACTTTACTCCAACAGCTAAACGTATTGGTGTATTTATGTATGCATCTGAACGTAGTCAAAACATTGGTTTTGACAATGCTAAAATCCGTGAAGAATTGGGTGAACCATTTGAATTCTTTACACATATTCAAACAGTACCAGCTGGTCAAGAACGTGTATGTATCATGGCTTCTGGTATTAAACTTCCTACAGAAGAAGTTGAAAAGATCTATAATGAATATAAGACTAGAACTTCTAATGTAGATAAAAAGAAAGATGGTTTCTTTGATCAAATTGGTGGAATGAAACTAGAAGAAGATGATGATATGTTTAACTTATCTAATTCTGCTGTTAAGAATCCTACAGTAAAGGTTAAAGAAAACTTCTTTGATTCTGTTAAAGATGACGTATTGGTTATCAATGTAGATGGTAAGAAAGGTAACAAATCTTCCAAGATTGATGACTTCAAAGAACGTTATTAAGAAAGGGAGCAAATATGGGTCTATTTGATAAATATGTAAAACCCTCTAAGATATATGCAGAGGATATTCCATTCTCTGCAGTAATCAAGAAATCTGCTGATACTATAGTGAATGAATTGAATACTTTAGATTGGACTGATCATGATATTGCATATAGATATTTTGAAGACAATCTATCTGATATCATTTACTATCTAGGCGAAGGTGTTAAACCAATCTCTAGATGCTTATACATTAAATTTGAACCATGGCAATATATTGCAATGATTATGGTTCAAAATCGTCCACAGCTATCAGAGGATAGAATTCGTGTACTCAATAATGAGATATATGAAATATTTGAAGTTATTAATGAATCAGCATTTGATCCAGATAGATTTGGCAAAACTCTTACAGCTTTAAATAAGATCTCTAAGGTTATCAATGAACGTATCTACAAGAAGTTAGATTATGTCGATTGTACTAATAAGCAATTAACAACTATACTATCTGTAGCACGTTATTCTAGTAAGAATGAGACAGTTAATATCAGTCGTGTCAATACTTCAATCATGAGATATATGGACCCAGCTAACACTTGTGAAGAAGATTTGATGGACTTATATGGAGAACTCTTCTATGAAAACTTCGAAGAATTCTTTGTAACTTCAATGCTAGAATCCTGTGAAGATCCTAAGATTAATACATCTATCAAGAACTGGATGTTTGACTTAGAAACTAATGCTATGCTATTCATGTTAAATGACCGTCCTATGACTGTAATTAAACGTGTACTAACTAAGTATAGTCAAGAATGTCTACGTCTACAAAAAGTTCGTAAAGATGTAAGATGTTCTATGTTAGCTTTATCTGCAGATTATGATAAAGTCTTATATATTGCAGAAGAACTTAAAGAGCAAGGTCTTTATATATTCTAATCAACTATCCCAAGGTAGTTAAACTACCTTGGGGTATTTTATTTTTTTACTCCTCCTGGAACTTATTAGTAACTTATAATAATATTTTTTAGGAGGATTTTATTATGGGCTTATTAATTGAACGTGTAGCTGAGGTAACTGGCTACTCTCCAGAGCAAGGTCTATATGACGTTGCATACCCAACAGGATTTTTAAATTTCGATTCATTGAATGGTTATCGTTTAAACTGTTATAACGATAAAGGTGAGATTACTACAGTAACTCATCGTGGCATTCTTGATGGGTCTTATAACTTACTTATTGGTCGTTCTGGTTCTGGTAAATCTACATTTGCAGTTCAAGCAGCGGCTAACATTATTAACCAATTCCCAGGTGCTGAAATGATTATCCAATCTATGGAAGGTGGTATTACTATTCCACGTTTGGAAATGCTTACTGGTTATATTGGTGATGATTTATTCAAACATGTTTCTATTAAGAATAGTGGTATCACTGCAGAATCTATCTATGATGCTATCTATACTATTTATGAAACTAAAATCAAGAATAAAGATAAACTTATGTATGATACTGGAATGAGAGATTCATCTGGTAATCCAATTACTAAGTTTATCCCAACTGTTATGATTATTGACTCTATTGCATTATTGGCTCCAGAACGTATTGCAGATAAAGGTGAATTATCTGGTCAAATGGCGGCTACTGCAATGGCTAAAGCAAATACAGCTCTCCTTAAAGGTGTAATGCAATTAATCAAAGCAACTAATATTATCTTATTAGTAATCAACCATATTACTGAAAAGATTGAAGCGAGTGCATTTATGCATACTAAAGGTCAATTGATGTATCTTAAACAAGGTGAATCTTTACCTGGTGGTAAAGCTGTAACTTATTTGGCAAATAACATCATTCGATTTGATGATAGTAAACTTAAAGAAGAAACTTTTGGATTCACTGGATCCCAAGTAGATATATCTTTAGGTAAATCTCGTACAAATAAAGCTGGTAAATCTACACCATTAATCTTCTCTCAAGACTATGGTTTCGATCCACTTTATTCATTAATGGTTATGCTTAAAGATTCTGGTAAGATTGCTACTAAAGGTGCTTACTTAGAATTAGATGGCTATGATACTAAGTTTAGAACTCGTGATTTTAAAGAGTTCTTTACAGAACGTGAAGATTTCCGTATGCAATTCTTACGCTTGGCTCGTGATGTAATGGATGAATTAATTGCTCCAGTACCTACAAGTGGTCAAGTTACGAATGCATCTATTACAAAAGATCTTATTGCTTCATTCAGAGCATTGGAAGATTAAGTTATATATTATAAAGGTGATACAGAAGAGTATTGATTACTCTTCTGTATTTCATTTTATAATACTTATAGAAAGGAGACACAATGGCGAACACATTGATTCTAGACGACGAGATTAATCGTGCTAGGCAAAGAATTCAAATACCAGAACAGGTACTAGGGAAAGAGTTAATTCAACCATTCCCAGCTAGTAGCTCTGGTAGTCGTAAGATTATGTATAGTGTCCATTCAGAACAATCTATGGCACTATGTAAATCTGAGGTTCCATTCATTCAAACTGGCTTTGAGAATGAATTTGGACAACGTTCAACATCTTTCCAACAAGCTGATCAACGTAAAACAGTATTAGCTAGAGTGGAAAGATATGCTATGACCCCAGGTCATGAGTACTATCTTATCGTCCATAATGAAGAATCTAATACATTAGACATTCTTCATAAGTTGGATTATAAGTATATCACAGAATCCTTTGGATATGAGATTAACAACTCGGTTCTTGATAATCTTGTCGTAGGCAGTGTTATTGAGAAAGGAGAAGTAGTAACTAAATCTAAAGGTTTCGATGAGTACAATAACAGAATGGATGGTATCAATGTCTTATTAATGTATATTGCAAAGAATAAGACAACAGAAGATGCTATCGAAATCAGTGAATCTTGTGCAAAGAGATTCAAATCTCCATTAGTTAAGAAGATTTCATTCATGATCAATGAAAATGATATCTTACTTAATCTATATGGTAACAAGGATATCTATAAAGTTATCCCAGATATCGGTGAAGATATCAAAGAAGGTATCTTAGCAGCAGTACGTCGAGAAAATAAAGAGGAAGCTTTATTCTCTCAAGTATTCAATAAGCTACAAGATATCAATATGTCTGATGAGAAGATTACAAGTACTGGTAAAGTAGTTGGTATTGAAATCCATACTAACAATCCAGACTTAATGGAGAACTCTATCTACAATACTCAGCTTAATATGTATTATCAAGACAATAAGCGGTTCTGTGATGAGTTAATCCATACTGTACATAGACTTCAGGCTAACTATAAGTGTGAGTTAGGATATGATCTACAAAAGCTTGTCCATACAAGTCAACAAATCTTGGATGGAGTTAAGTTTAATATAGATAATAACGTATATTCTAACTTACAAATGGATGTATATATCCTAGAAGAGAATGAACTTCATATTGGTGATAAGTTAACTAACCGATATGGTGGTAAAGGTGTTATCTCTAATATCCTACCTGATGAACTTATGCCTATGACAGAAGATGGTCAAAGGGTAGAGATGAAATACAACCAAGCAACTGTAGTCAATCGTTTGAATCCATCTCAATTATTTGAAATGGAAATCAATTCCGCATCAGCTGCAGTTGTACGTAATCTTAATAAGCAAGATACTAATGGATCTCTTAAGAAGATTATAAAATTTGTAAGTTTCTTTAGTCCTAGTCAAGCTAGAGAAATGCAAGAGTTTATTGATAATAGTAATCCTACAGTACGAATGGAATATTTGAATTCCATTATTGATGATGGGAATATTACTCTATCTATTTTACCAATGCAAGAACCAGTTACAATAGAAACTTTACAAAAAGTTCTAGCTGAGTTCCCAGAGACAAGACATGGGTATGTACATACTCCTATGCCTGATTCTTCTAATAAGAATTATCGTTTGGTTAAATCTTTAAGACCAGTACTTGTAGCTAAACAATATATCTGTAGATTGAAACAGTATGCAGAAGAAAAGTTCTCAGCTACAAGTATGTCATTTAGTAATAATAAAGGTGAAAACAGTCGTAATAAATCTGCTGGATTGTATAAACCTGTATATACTAATACACCTATCCGACAAGGGGAAATGGAAATTAGTGCATTAACTCATATTGGTGATGATATCAATGTAATTATGTTAATGCTTTATAGTACAGCTCCTATTGGACGTAGATCTATTAAAGATCTATTGACTAAGAATCCTAATGATGTAGACATTACTTTATCAGCTGATGCTAAATCTAGATCTGCTGAGATTGTAAATGCATATCTTAAGGCTATTGGTCTAAAACTCACATTCGAAAAGGTTCCGAAGAAATATCAAGAAGCATTATTGTATGATATTCCAGATGAAGATTTCTATACACCTGCAATGCTCGAAGACTATTCTTATCTTAAAGCTTTAAGAGAGAATGATAAGTCTAAGATGAAGATTACAGTTAAAGAATTCAATGGTAAATATTATCCAGTATATGATAACTTCGTTGAACCAGGTATCCCAGCACTCATGGAAGGAGCTATGAGCAGTGAACCTCCAGAAGGTTATAGCGAAACAGATTCCTTATGGGTAACTAGGGATATTAAGTACTTTAAATAAGGAGGCAATCATGATACTAAGAGATCTTTATACGACTCTCTTACGTGGTAGTCTTGATAACGTCTTTGAAGACGAGAATTTAAGATTGATTAATGAACGGACTACAGTCTTGTTAAATAAACAAAACTGGACCATTCAGGATATAGATGATGCTGATATGATTCTACGTATCAGCAATATTCTATATAACAATACAGATCTAGCTGTATTGCCATTAGAAGATGGCGTATATGATTTACTATTAGAAGCTTATAAAGTCTACAATCCTAACTTCCAAGTTGGATCTGATGTAGTTCACTTTAAGCTCCAAGGTAAAGGTAAAGCTACTAATAACGAAAGTTATGTAGAAGCTATAGTATCTTATCCGAAGGAAACTAATGATACTCTATATAGAGATACATTCATTGAAGTTCCAACGAATAGATGGCAACCTGCAATGGATTCTAATCATTCTACAGTATCAGATAGAGGAAGAGATACAGCTCATAAATATCCTCAATTGGTTGGTACTTTAGATAAGTGTAAGTTTGTATTAGAATCGGATGCAAAGAAAGCATTTGCAGATAGAGATCCAAAGGTAAAGATATTTGAAAGAGACTTCTTAGCTAAACATCTTATGATGGGTTTGATTAATTATCAAACTCCATTTGAGATGGTAGCGGAAATCAAATATGATGGATTATCTGTAGAAGCTGAAGTAAATAACAAAGTAGTCAGTGCTAGAACTCGAGGAGATTTAGATGCTGACTTAGCTACAGATTTGACTGATATCTTATATGGTTATAAGTTTCCTAATGAGCTATCCGATAATGAGATTATTGGTATGAAGTTCGAGGCAATTATAACTAAAGAAGACTTAGTTAGATTCCAGAATGCTACTGGTAAGACATATAAGAATATGAGAACTGCAATAGCTGGCATCATTGGTTCAGCTAATGCTAGAGATTATATTGATTATATAACTTTAGTCCCATTAGCAACTTCTATTGACTTCAATAGTCGTATAGAAGAACTAGAATTCATGAATAGATACTTTGCTACTAAAGAGCCTAATAGATATAGAGTCATTCAAGGTTATTATAGCAACGTATTATTTCAAGTCAAGAAGTTTACCGATGAAGCTGATTGGTTTAGAGAGTATATGCCATTTGCATATGATGGTGTAGTTATCTCTTATACTGATAAGAATATCATTAAAGCTCTTGGTAGAGAGAATCATGTGAATAAGTATAGTATTGCAATCAAGTTCAATGCTATGGTTAGATCTACAAGATTCCGTGGTTACCAATATACAGTTGGTAAGAATGGTGTTATTACACCGATGATTATGTTTGACCCAGTGGAATTCAATGGCACGGTCCACAATTTAGCAAGTGGTCATTCATATGAAAGATTCAAAGCATTGTCATTAAGATACAATGATATTATTGATGTGACTTATGTTAATGATGTAATGCCATATGTATCTAGACATGATTGTGTAGAGAATGATAATAATCCAAGACCTATGGAGGAATTCATTGATAATTGTCCTGCCTGTGGTACTCTACTGGTAGAGTCCTATAGCGGCAAATCTGTATCATGCCCTAATCCTAAATGCATTGGTCGTGGTATTGCTAGGATGGCAGATATGCTTAGTAAGATAAACTTTAGAGATTTCTCTGAAGCTACAGTTAAAGATCTAAGCATAACTTCATTCACTGATCTTCTTAATATTACACCTAGTAGATTAACTATCTTAGGTGAAGTCAATAGTAAGAAGTTCATGGAGCGGATAAACGAATTAAAGACTAAGCAAGTATATGATTATAATATCATTGGTGCTTTAGGCTTTACAGATATTGCAATCAAATCATGGAAGATTATTCTTCATGCTTTGAAGATTGAGGAAGTTCTAAACTTACCTGATAGCGAATTGCAATCTAAACTCATGAAGTTAAAAGGGATTGGTAAAGTTGCAGTAGAGACTATTCTTAATGAACGTGAAGTCTTTGCTGAAGACCTAATTACTATCATGAAGATGACTAATGTAGTCAGAACTTATAACCTAGTGGACAATCGTAAGAAGATTGTAATCACTGGATTTAGAGATGATACATTAGCTGAAAAGATGGCACCTCTAGGATATTTCGTTACAGACACAAGTGTAACTAGAGATACAAATATCTTAGTAGTTCCTCATATAGGATTCAGTAGTTCTAAAGTAGATAAAGCTTTGAAGTATGGTATCCAAATCGAAGCATTGCCTGACTTTAGGAAAAGATTTGGTTTGTAAAAAATTACAAACTAACCTACAGAATATTAATATATTATATACGTGATCATACATTATGATCACGTATTTATTTTATTCCATGCAAAGGAGACACAACCATGGTAAAAGACATTAAAGAAACAAACATCATCGAAACAGTATTGGAACGTTTGAAAGCTGAAGACCAAATCATCTTACGCTCCCATCAGTTCGTAAATGTATTAAAGTCCGTACTATTTGGTGCAGTTAAATTCTTAGCAAACACTAAGTTTGAAAACGAAGCAGCTTTACGTGTCAATGATAAAAATGGTACATTCATTGCTGGTATCGTTTTAGAACGTGCAGTTGATGATGAAGGTAAAAACTCCTTCGAAGCTCGTTTTGAATTAAATGAAGATGGCATTAAAGATATCACAACTGTATATGATTTAAGCGATGAAGAAGTTCAACGCTTCTTGAATCGTTTCATGTATGTATTGACTAACAACAAATTCGTTAACAATGCATTCGTATTCGATATCACTCGTGTTATTTTGTCTTCCGTAATCAATTCATTGATGAATCTTGCTAAAACAGATATCGATGAAGATGGTTACGAAATTAAATTTGATGAATATCTTACAGCTACAGCTACTGATGAAGATGGTAAACGTGTAATCGATCTTGAACCAGCAGTTGACTTGAAGAAATTCATTAAAGACGATAAACTCGTTGACGTTGAATAATAGATATTGATCTGGAGGTTAGGTGAATAACCTAACCTCCTATTGTATCTTTTATTTTTAATCGGAGACATACAATGAAAAAAGGCGTAGTAAATGGGGTAATGTATACCATATATGACTTTGATAACGCAATGAAGAATGCTGAAGACATTAACGTTGCTATTGAAGAAGATGGTAAAGTTTATCCGATTATTGGTAAATCTAATGCATACCATACCAATGGTGTTATCATTGATGGGTGTATGGCTACATTCATTAATGCAGATAAAGACCAAGATAAGTATGCTTTAGAGAATATGAAGATTATTGATTTTGCCAATGCTAAGAGCATGCAAGATCAAATCGAAAAATCTAGTGAGTTACGTTCTATGGAAGAAACTATCTTGATTAATCCTGATAATATCTTCCATGTAAGAATCAAACCAAATGACTTACCAGAGATGATTGGTCTTAAAGAAGCAGTTAATCGTAAGAATATTGATATCAATAAATATGCTTATCGATTTGGGGATAACTTTAATAATGACCGACGTCTATTTGAGAAAGATACTATTACTCTAGCAAAGATAAAGACAATCGCTGAAGCATTAGATATGGATTGTTATATTACCTTTGAAGATAGAGAAAAGAATGTACCTAATCCAATTGGGTCACAAATTAAAGTTAAGATCACCAATATTGGGGAGGGTGACAATGAACACACAAGCTAAGTTTATCGCAGAATATAACGATAAAAATAGACCTAAGTTCAATGACAAGTTCTTTAATAAGTCTGATGATGATATCATTGAAGACTTGAAGGACGTTATTCTTTCTTGTGAAAGAAATAAGTTCTATACTATCAAAGTACTAAACTTTGAAGTTATAGATGACTATAATGAAGTACAAAAATTACTTATAGGGGATGAGACTCCATCTATCTCTATTAAGGATTCTGATCTTAAGATATTGAAAGTAACTTATCATGTAGCTTGTACTAAAGATGAAGATACTTTTGATGTACTTATTGCGATCCCAAGAGTTATCGATGGTGCTTATATTCATTTAAATGGTAATGACTACTTCCCATTATTCCAATTAGTAGATGGTAGTACGTATAATAATACTACAGCATCATCGGCTAAGACTCAATCTATTACACTAAAGACAAACTCTAATGCTGTAAAAATGTTACGTAACTTCATTGATTTGAATACAACTAATGAAGAAACAGTTCGTGCAGCTATGTTTAGTGTATATCTATTTGATCATAAAGTTACTCTATTCGAATACTACTTAGCTAGATTCGGATGGTATGAAACTTTAGATAAGTTTAACTTTGAAGATGTAATTAAGATTTCTGATCATGATCTTAACGATCCAGAGTATTATACTTTTGCGATTGCTAATGCTCATATGAAGACACCTTTCTATATCTCAGCAGTTAAATCTTTTATGGATAATGATCGTATCTTACAATCTTTTGTAGCTTCCTTTGCTAGAGCTATAAGCTTATATGCAACTAAGAAGACTACATTAGATCAAATCTATACTACAGAATTCTGGATATGTAAGTTAGGATATAACTTCGTATCTTCTGAGACTTCTGTATTCACTAAAGGTAATGCAATCATCGAATCTTTGGAAAACTCTTATGATATTCCAACTAAGAAACGTTTGCGTTTACCTGATCATGTAAAAGAAGATATCTATTCTGTATTGAAATGGATGGCATGTGAGTTCTCTTCAATTCGTTTGAAGAACAACTTAGATGCATCTAGTAAACGGATTAGATGGTCTGAATATATTGCAGCTATGTATATCATGCTAATCAATGTTAAGCTTAGACGTTTACCAGAGAAGCATGATCCTAACATGGAAGCTTATCGAATCAAACAGCAATTGAATACACAGCCAATGGCATTGATTGCTGAATTACAGAAATCTAATCTTAAGGGTTTCCGTAATATGGTTAATGATAGAGATTCATTCTTACAATTGAAGTATACCATCAAAGGTCCATCTGGTCCTGGGGAATCTAATAGTAAGAATGTAGCACGTAATGTACGTGCAATCGATCCATCTCATTTAGGGATTATCGATTTGAATACTTCATCTGCATCAGATCCTGGTGTAGGTGGTATGTTATGTCCACTCAATTATGGTGTATATGAATGGAATTCATTTACTAATGAAGAAGAACCAAATATATGGGACGAAAACTTTAGTAAGATGCTTAATATATACCGTGAAGAGAAAGGATATACATCTGCTATCATGTTAGCTGATGATGCTGGATTAGAATTAACAGATACTCGAGATCCTGCAGCGGTAGCATTTGATGCTGACTTATTAGGTCAAACAATTGCTAAGGTAGCTAGAACTCGAGCATTTGAGAAACAACTTCGTCCAGCTTTAATTAACATGGAAGACAGTTGCTCAATATACTTTGAGGAGGTTTAAAATGGCTGATATTTATCATAGAATCTTTGTGTTCTCCAGAACTCAAATGGAAGCACTAAAAGAACGCTATAATAAACTCGGCAAAGAAATTGAATTTGGTAAAGTAGTAGTTGGCGGTGTCAAGAAAGAATACACTGATATTCTTCTTGACATGAGTCAAGCTAAATACTCTGATTCAATTAAAGTTGCCGAAGGTGATATTCGTCGTATCATGTATACGAAGACTAAATAGGAGGTTCTCATGAGCGTAGGACAAGCAAATACTGACATCCATAATTTTGGACATTATTTGGTAAAACTTCTTGATACAAATTCTTTGTATTGGGATCGTTTATCTACTTTATCCCCAGATTACTTACTTCTTAATGATCACAATGAAAACTATTTCATTGATATGAACAAAGTAGAAGAGAAAGAGTTTGATATCGATATCGAAGCACAAGCTTATGGTCGTAAACTTAATATTCGTGGCAAGAATGTTATCTTGATTTACAATGATAAGATTGAAGCAGAATGTTTATCAGATAATCCATTCAGTGTTGCAGTTAATCGTGAGTCAGACTCTATTTATACTTTATTGATTAACTTCAATGCATTCGTTAAACTTGTAGCTGAGAAAGATTATAATGAAATCTATTCTTTCTTTGCTACATTCTATAGTTGGTTGTGTGGTTCTGAAACACCACAAACTCATCTATATACAGTTCTTACATATATCGATGTAGTTTATCATAACTTGAACTTAGAGAAAGTTAAATCTTTCATTGATTTCAATATTGCTAAATCTACCGATATCATTCAGCAAGTTCTTATGACCAAATTCAAGATTCCAAATCCACATGGATTTACTTCTCGAGTATTGGCTCAATTTGAATTGTTTGATACAGATAGCTGGATGAAAGCATTCTATTATCCAACTATTACTAAAGAACTTATTAAAGCTGGGGCTGTACCAGAATTCAATCTTAAAGGATTTATCGCTATGATAGAAGAAGCATTTGAAGATCAAGTAACTAATCTTGAACTTCGTAATGTACTCTTAAACGTTAAATACTTTAATGATGCGGAAATGATTGAAGACAAGGAAGCTAAATACACTAAAGTTGTATTCAAAGACTTACTTGAATTTGAACCACGCTTTAAAGAACAAATTGATTTGTTATTCAATATGTCTGATGAACTAATGATTCCAGCAATGGATATCATTTATAAAGCTATCGATGACTCTATTGAAAAACATGGTATCAAAGAAGTAACTGAAGAAGATCAAGAATCTAAGAAACTTGAATTAGAATCTGATATTGAAAAACAAATTAGAGAATCTATCGAAGCTATGCAAGGTAAAGAATAATATATTACCCTCTAGGATACATAATCCTAGAGGGTTTTATTTTTTGAGGTGGTGAAACATATGAAAGAAGCAATAATTGATAATTGTACTTGCCCTAAGTGTTATTCAAAGAACTTCGATCTATATACTTCCAATGGTAAAGGTGTAAGCTATGCTAATATTATCTTAGCTTTTAGTAAAGATCCAGCACAAGTATTAGATAATTTGAATAGATACCAATTATATAAATTCAAGTGTAATGATTGTGGTAAATCATTCTCTATTGACTGGAGATGGGGATTACCATATCCTACTACAGAGAAGATTGATGTCTAATCTTGAACAAAGCAATAATAAATGAAAGGAGAATTTACTTATGGTTTCAAAGAATAATTTGCTATATATCATAGGTGCCATTATTTATATTGCTTGTTTCGGATATATTATACATGATATGCTACAAGCTCCTGAAGGGAGAATACTTTTATTTATTTTTAGCACGTCAGTGATCTTGACAGCATTAATTATCGTTATAGGTTATAAGATATCAAAGGCACTCTTGAATATACTAGAAAAGTATACAGGAGAGTGATAGAATGATAGAATTGACCTTGGCAATCTTAATTGCAGCAGCAATGCTAACATTAATATCTAATATTAGCTTTGTGGTTAATGTTGGATTAATACTAATGACAGTAATCTGCATATTAACTAATAATAAAAAAAGGTAACTATATGACTACTCTAGAACTGATGTTGTGTTATATATTCTTATTCGGTCTATGTTATAGATTTATACATGGACCAGAAATGAATATAGATTATATTGTCACAATGATATCAGTAGTCCTACTATTCATTATATATAGATCTATAAAATAATAATCTATACTAAACAATCTAATACAATTATAGATTGTTTATTAGAGAGGACTGCTTATAATGGATATAGTCTTAGTATTAATATCATTCTTGATTATTCTTGTTATTTCATTATTATACATAGTGGTTAGAATAGTTTATAAAGACTATATCAATGAATCTCCATTATATATAATAACCGACAAACGTAATATGATTATTAATGAAGTTAATAATCAAAGTAACTCTGTTTTCCTAGTTGAACTTAATGGAGAATTCTTTGTTAACGTAACAGAAGATTCTTATAATAAATCTGAGATTGGCGATCAAATCATGTTAGCCAATTCTAGTAATGAGAAAGATTTTATAGTTAAGAAGCTATAGGTAAATTGTAATGAAACTATTATCAATTCGACTTGAAAATTATATTGGTATTTATAATGGTCGTGGCGATAATATCCTAGAGGTAGACTTATCACAGTCTACCTCTAATATCGTCATCATACGTGGCTCCAATGGTTCGGGTAAGTCCACATTATTAAAAGCTTTATCTCCACTCCAAGATGATAATACTGCTATTATCCCTGGGATGGAGGGTAAGAAAACATTAAGATATCTTTACAATGGTGAAGTATATGAGATACTATACGTTCACCCAGTAAAGAATGATGGATCTAGAGGTCAAGTTAAGATGCAAGTATATAAAGGAATGAACCGTGTTGAGTTGAATCCTACTTGGAATGTGACCTCTGGTAAAGACATCATATTTGATCTATTTAACTTAGATGCTAACTTCCTTACATTATCTCAACTATCTTCAGAAGATAGAGGATTAGCAGATAAGAAACCAGCTGAACGTAAGAAGTTCGTTAATAGTATAATTAATGGTATTGAAGTATACAACAACATGTATAAAGTCATTACTAAGAAGTATTCTACATTTAAGAATATGATTAATACTATATCATCTAAGATTAGACAGATTGGTAATATAGAAGAATTAAATGCTAGATTTATCAATATCTCTAAACAAGTAGAAGATGTATCTAGTGAACGAGATAAAGCAGTAATTGAAGCATCTAAGATTGATGCGGAGATTGGTATCTTAACTAGAGATAATAATCTTGAAGAATATTATAAGATCAACGAAGAGATACGAGATAATATTGATTATATCAGTGCATCTAAATCCCAAGTTATTGATCTTTCTAAAGGAGAATTATCTAGCGAAAATCTATATGAACTAAAAGATATCATTGACAATAGCTTACATACTTTCGATAAAGATATATCCAAATGGAAATCTGAAGAAGCTGTAGCTAATGCTAAGATTGAAAATATATCTAGAGAGAAAGATGAGACGTTTAAGTCTTTACAAACTAAGATTACTAAACGTGGTACTTTATTAGATGGAGGATTCAGTGATTCTGATCTATCTCTATATAAGGATACTAAAGCTAAGATAGCTGAACTTGAAAATGATATCAATGGTTTAAATTCTTCTATTAAGAATCTTTCCGAAGCAGAGGCTTTAGTCAATGCTATGGAAATGATTGTCCCAGTGTTAGATAGTCTTTATAATGGTTTAGATGCTACCACTAAGAAAGAGAAATATGATTTTGTTAAGACTACACTAGATAATGATGGTAAGTACGTAGACCAAACCGTTGAGTTATCTCGTACTTATAATGAAGTATCTAGAACTGTGGGTGAATTGGAGTCTGAGGTATTAGCTTATGAGATTCTATTCGATAAAGCTAAGTCTTTAGCCTTACGTCCTAAGGAATGTAAGATAGATGATTGCTCATTTGTTAAAGAAGCAATTGAAGCATCATCTAAGCATCCAGAGAAACGCATCAATGATATCAATAAAGAGATTAGTGAGTCTAAGACTTTATTAAAATCATTAGAGAAAGATATTGAATCTTATAAAGAACTATATGACTTCAATAAGAGATTTACTAATCTTCATGGTATGGTATTATCTTTCAGAAAGCTATTAGAAAAGAGTCCTGTTGTTTATATCATCGACCCATACCAACTATTAGCTTCTTTAGACCATATGGAAAAATTAATGATTGATTTCAATCAGATTCGTGGTATCTTTAATATTATCACTACTAAATCTAACTATGAGGAAATCATTGAATCATTAAAAGAACCAGCGGCGAAGTATGAAGCAAACAAGGCTCTAATCGATGAATTAGATTCTGACATCGCTTCATTGAAAGATAAACTAACTACTATTGATAATCGATTAATGGCTGAGAAAGATGCTATCAGTGAAACTGTAACTGATATATCTCTAACAGAGTTTAAGATTGAAGTATATACTAAATGTAAGTCTTTAGTAGATGAATGTATTGGTCTTGACACAAGAAATGAAGAGCTCCAAGCTCAAATTAATTCACTATCTGACATAGCACTTAAAGTTAAAACTTTAGATGCTAGAATGGCTGAAGCTAAGTCTAGAGCTGATAGATTGAATAATGACTTAAATGCTATTCTTAATGAAAGAGATAAGATAGCATCGAATAAAACGTTATTAGAAGACTATATCAGGGACCTAGACCTGTATAATAAGAATTTCTCGATTCTCGAAACTATACGTTACTATTTAAGCCCAACTACGGGCATCCAGACAGTGTTTATGAGAACATATATGGGAAATATTATTTTGAAGGCTAATGAATTACTAAGTTTGATATTCAATGGTCAATTCATTATACAACCATTCGTTATTAATGAAGCTGAATTTAGAATACCATGTCTTGGTAATGGGTTAGTTAATGATGATATCTCATCTATGAGTACAAGTCAAATCTGTATGATTAGTATGATATTATCATTTGCTATTCTATCTAACTCTTCAACTGATTATAATATTCTGAAGCTAGATGAAATTGATGGTGGTCTTGATACAGAGAACCGTATTCAATTCATTGGTTTATTAAAGCAACTTATATCCATGGTAGGGTGTGAGCAATGTTTCCTTATTAGTCATAATATGGAATATGATGCTGACACTACAGTGATTGATATGGCGGCTAGACCTGTATTAGTTAGATAATATCATCGAGGAATATGTAATGAAGACAAGAATAAAATTTGAGGGGGATACCTTGGTAGGATTCCCCAAAGATAAAACAGTTAATCTTATAGTATTATATTCTGGTGGATTTGATTCTACTGCTATTTTGAATATGGCACTTAACGCTGCTAGTTATAAAGAAAATAAGATTAATACTATATATGCTTTAAATGTATCTAGTGATTTTTTAGATGATGGTAAACTTAAACTAGAGCAGAAGTATACTAAGAAGTTTATAAGTCACCTAAATAAAAAATATAAAGGTAAATCTAATATTAAGCTTATTAGATTCTCTCATACAATACCAGATCTGGTATCATATAATTATATGATTAACTCATATGATTTAATCTTTACAAGTGCAATTAATACAGTAGTGCCTTTTATTGGAGGAGCTGATATTAATATCGTACTAGGAGGATCTCTTGATACAGATTCAAGAGGATGCCATATACCGTATTATAAAGAAATGGTAGAATCTTATAATAAACCATTCAATTCTATTGAAACTTGGATGGAATTTCCATTAATAGAAAATACTAAAGCTCAAATTCTTGCATACATTGTTGAAAATAATTTATATAAATTCTGTACTTGCTGTGAAAAGCCAGATAGTAAAACTATATGCAATAGTTGTAAAGAGCATGCATTAGGATTATTTAGCTTATTAATGGATTATAGAACTGGTAACTATCATTTAAGTGATAAGAATGCAACCTTTATCGAATCAAAATTAGATAAAATTTTAGGTGAAATAAACGATTAATGGAGGTCCTATTATGTATGATTTCGCAAGTGCGTATGTAGTAGCTCAAGCTTTAGAGATTATTGCATCTACAGCAGCAATTGGTTTAATTGTAGCTATGGTTATTCAAGATTAATAAAAGGACTAGTCTCTCGTAGACTAGTCCTCTTTCTTTTTTTGTAATTCTTTATTGATATAAGTATATAGTTTATATTAAAGGAGGAAATATATCATGAAAGAAACAATCATTTTCGCAATCGTTGCAGTAGTATCTGGCTTAACAGGTCATTGGCTAGATATAACCTACCAATATAGCCTTGGGGTAATATTCCCTATGGCTGCATGTTATGGTATTGCAGCTATATCCGGATTATTAGCATTCGGATGTTTGTTTGACCTTGTGGCAAATCCAAAGCCACGTCGTCGCAAAGTAAGAAAGACTAGAGTGTAAAAACTCTAGTCTTTTATTTTTTTAATTTTTTTGTAGGTTATATATTATAAAGGTGAATTATAGTTTATATATTTTCCACAAGGAGGAAACAAGAAATGAAAACTGAAGTATTTGTATTAATGGCAAGTGTAGTCATCATATTCATGAATGTGATCGGAATGTATCCGAGTGTAGTAAATATCATGGATGGCTACAATTTGAAGGTATCGTATGGTATGCTTATTATCAATATCACTTTGATTATCCTAGCTATCATACAAGCTTATTTTGTTATTCATATTAGAAATAACAAGTAATCTGACAATATAATAGGAGGTATAGTTTAATGATGAGTAAGAGAGATAAATGCTCATTAAAGTTATTAGGATTAGTTATCTTATTTGCATTGATCGCAGATCAATCACTTAGATATACTGATATTATATTTTCATTCATATCTGGTATAGCTATTGTGTCAGCAGTTATATCATTGATTTTATTATGCTGGCAAATGTATCACAGTAGAAGGTAGTATAATGATTTTCGTTACTAGCTTTATAGGGATATTAGCAGCACCTTGGGTGTTGCTAATTCCTTTATTTTTATTTGAAGGTCTCATTGGAAGACATGTAGAAATGACTACAGACCTTATTGAGATTTTTATTTTTTATGATCTAGCAATGGGTACATTCTTATTGCTTAGATATATTATGGATAAGATTGGAGGAAAACGATGATACCAACCGACAGATTAACTAAGTATGATTACTACTATCTTAGTATTGCCAATAAGATATTAAGTGAAGGTGAGATGCGAGATAACCGTACTGGTATTAGAGCTATCTCATTACCTCATGTATGTATCACTATTGATTTAGAAGAAGATGGATTTCCTATCTTAGCTTCTAAATTTGTTGGATTCAAAACAGCTATTAAAGAGCTATTATGGATTTGGCAAATGCAGTCTAATGATGTCCGTAAACTCCAAGATATGAATGTACATATCTGGGATGAATGGATGTTAGAAGATGGTACTATTGGTAAGGCTTATGGATATCAATTAGCTAAGTATAAGCAAGTTGATAATCTTATTAAGACTATCAAAGAAGACCCAACTTCCAGACGTATGATTACCACTCTCTGGAACATAGAAGATTTACCAGAAATGGCTCTTCAACCATGTGCTTTCCAAACACTATGGAATATAAATAAAGGTTATCTTAACTGTATGCTTACTATTAGAAGTAATGATTGGTTCTTAGGTAATCCATTTAATGTAGCACAATATGCAGCTTTAGTTCATATGATTGCTCAAGTAACTAATTATAAACCAGGTAGACTTACTGTATGTATCAATGATGCTCATATATATGAAAACCATATCCCACAAATACAAGAGCAACTTGGGCTAGTAGATATGAATGAGATGTTTGATACATTTATAACTGATAGATTTTGTAAACCTAAGTTAGTTTTAAATGAAGATATTAAGGATTTTTACGACTTCACTATTGATGATATTAAATTAGATGGATATATTCCAGGTCCAAAGATTAAAGCTGAAGTCGCAGTATAGGGGTTTAAATATGGGAAGATTATGTACATTAACTGCTGTTGTTACAATGGATAATCATCATTGCATATCCAATCATGATGATAGTAGAATAATGGAAATACCTGAGTTTGAGAAAAAGGTTAGACAACAAACCTTAGGGTGCACTATTATTATGGGACGTAAAACATGGGAGAGAACTAAGCCTCTAAATAATAGGACCTACATTGTGTTGTCAAAAGATAAGGATTATAAGCCAGTTCAAAGTCCATATTATAAAGTATATGTAGCTCATAGAGTATTAGAGGTATTCTTTATACTTACTAAGAATGATACTAAGACTGCATATATCTGTGGTGGCAAATCTATTTATAATCAACTCAATAATTATATAAGTAACTTCATTATATGTCGGATTAAACACAACTTACACTGTAAAGATAAGTTTATTAATACACTACATAATAAGAAATACTTATGTACTGAGAGTAAACAGTATGAGTATATCAACAAAGCTCAAGTTTATAATTGGGTTTTGAATAAGTATATTAAACGTACTCCTGAGGAAAAGATACTTCCATCAGTAGCACATCTGTTCAATAAAAAATAATATATTCATATATTATTAACGTGATATCAATGTATGATATCAAGTTTATAATAGGGTGTGATCGATTATATCACACAAGGTTTCTTTAATATTAGGAGGTTCTCATGAACACAACAACAAAATTGAACAAAGTTATTTTATCCGCAGCCGTAATGGCATCTCTTACAGGTTCTGTATTTGCAGCAGGTGTAAATAATACAGTTGATCCTGCAGCGGTAGCAATGGGTGCTGAAGCTTATGGTAATTCTAATACTATTACTGCAACTGGTACATCTGCATTTGCTGTAGGCTATAATAATACTATTAGTGCTGACAATGCAGTTGCATACGGTAATAGCAATGTAGCAAGTGGTACTAACAGTCTAGTTGGTGGTGAATATGCAAAAGCAAAAGGTCGCAACTCTGTTGCAATCGGTTCTTCTGCACAAGCATTACAAGATAATACATTTGCTATTGGTTCTCAAGCAAGAGCTAATGGTGAAGATGCATTAGCATTCGGTAACGGTGCTTATTCAGAAAACAAATCTACTGTAGCAGTAGGTAAATCTGCAAGAGCCAAAGGGTTAATGGGTACAGCAGTAGGTTATGGTACTAGTGCCACTGCTGATTATACAACAGCTGTTGGTTATCAAAATGCAGTTACTGGTCAACAATCCAGTGCCATCGGTATAAATAATAAGACTACTGGTCAATTTGCTTCTGCTGTAGGTACTAATAATGAAACTAATGGTAGTTATGCTTTTGCTGCAGGTTTCAAATCTAAAGCAGTTGCTGATAATTCTATTGCTGTAGGTAACCAAGCAGAATCTTCTGGTGATCATGGTTTAGCTATTGGTACTATTGCAAATGCAACAGCTACAGATGCAGTTGCAGTCGGTCATAGTGCAAATGCCACTGGTAAATATTCTGTAGCTATCGGATCTGGTAATAAAGCTGAAGGCGAATCAGCTATTAATATTGGTAGCAATAATCATGGTGCATATGATCATGCTACAATTGTTGGTAGTGAAAACAATATCGCATATAGCGATCATATGGTTGATCCTTATGGTGATGTAGTTGTAGGTACTAAGAATAATATGCAAGATAGCTATTTTAGTATTGCTGTAGGTAATAACAATAGTCTTAGCAATGCAGATAATTCTGTAGCTATTGGTAATAATACATCTGTAAGTGTAGCTGAATCTGTAGCTATTGGTCATGAAGCTAAAGCTGATACTGTAGTTGGTACATCTTCTGCAAGTATTGGTGGTACTACATATAACTTTGCTGGTGATAATCCAGTAGGAACTGTATCTATTGGTGATGTTAGCAAAGAACGTACTTTAATAAATGTAGCAGCTGGACGTATTTCTGATACTTCAACTGATGCGGTTAATGGCTCTCAATTACATGCAGTTGCAACTGAAGCTGTTAAACATACTGTAGTTACAGCTGGTAATAATATCAACGTAACTTCTGGTACAGCAGCAAATGGCGGTACTAAATATACTGTAGCTTTGAGCAATGACTTAAGTGTTAACAGTGCAGCATTTGGTGCTAATACAGATCCAATTCACAATGTTATTGATAAAAATGGTGTAGCTGTATTCAATGGTGATGTAGATACTCACTATAATGCCAACGGTACATCTATTGAAGATCGTAATACATTAGATAATGCACAATACAATTTAGATGGTATGGTAGCAGATTCTAATGGTAAACGTGTAGAATTTACTACAACTAATATCACTGCAGGCGATCAACAAATTCATGGTGTAGCTGCTGGTACAGCTGGTACTGATGCGGTTAATATGAACCAATTGACTTCTGCTTTGAATCAAGTTAATGGTAATAATAATGCTTTGAGCAATATGGTTAAATCTAACCAACAAGAAGCTCGTAAAGGTATTGCTGGTACTGCAGCATTAGCTGGTTTACATCCATTGGATTTTGACCCAGATCATAAATTAGACGTTATGGCTGGTTATGGTCATTTCCATGGTACAAATGCTGGTGCAGTAGGTATTGCTTACCGTCCAAACGAAGATCTTATGTTTACAGTTGGAACTACATTTGGTAGTGACAATGTAATCAATGCAGGTGTATCCTACAAAGTAGGAGCTAAATCTGAAGTATCTCGTTCTAAAGCTACATTGATTAAAGACCTAGATGAAGCTAAGAAAGAAATTGCTCAACTTAAAGCTGACAATGAAAAAATCAAAGCTATCTTAGAAAAAGTTCTAGGTGAACAAGCAGCTGATTTAAAATAATTTAGATTAAGAATACTTAAGAGATAGAGTCTTAGCACTCTATCTCTTATTTATTTTTTAGGAGGATAACATGGAAACTTTTAACACTATGTATTTTGGGGCATTTGAGAAATTTGAATGTGTAATAGAAGAATTTCTAGATGAAGCTCCAGAAATGGATTGTAGCTATTCGTTAGAAGGCGATAAATATGGTGATGTTAAGTTTGATATTATTAGATCTGAAAATAAGATTGACTTTACTATCAATGATATTAAATTCAAGTTTATTGAGGATAGAGTAGTATTCATGAACGCATATGAAGCATTCAGAAATCGTCCATATATCTTATATATGATGGTTAAGCTATTCCATCAGTTATATCTTGATAACAATACTGAACTCTTTAAAGATAAGAAAGATAAAGTATTAGATGTACTTGATGCATTCCTATTATTAGAGGGTTGGTTTGAAGATCCTCGAATTAAAAAAGCTGAAAATGATGAATATGAAGCTATAGCTAATGAGAGAGCTCAAGAGAATAAAGAGTTCTGGGATGAATATGAGAAGTTCAACCCTAACGATATCTAAGGAGAAGTATGATGAGAGAACTTATTATTTGTATATGTTTAATTGGTTGCTTTAGTATAGCTAATGCTAACAATATAGAGCAACCTAAAGAAGTTAAGATCGTTCATAATGATGATAGTGTTATTCTTCATAAGAAGATCTATCAATTAGAAAAACGTATTGAACGATTAGAAGAGTTATTAAAGAAAGAAGATAAATAATATGAACTTCAAATATATAAGAAACTTCTTTGATACTGATGAAAGATTTAGTTATATGCATGACTTACTTGAAAATAAAATGGATGTACATATTGCAAATGGTCAAAGCTTTATAATCATACAAGAAAAATATAGTTTATTTAAAGCAATCTATTCTTTACCTGATAATCCATTTCTTAAGGTTAGTTTCAATATCAGTGATGAAGAATCTTTCAAAGATGCAATTGAAATTATATATAAATCAGCAACCATATCAGATGATCAATCTAAAGAAGATAAAATGGCAGAAATAAATCATATTATATCAGATTATAATTCCATAACTGATTTTAGTAATCAACCTAAAGATATAGTTAAGTATCCTAGAGGAGGAAATACTATGTATAAACAAACAGTGAATAAAAGCTTTGATTTCTTAAATGACTACAAAGTAGTTAAATTAGCTGAAAAAGCTATTAATGATAACTTTGCTGAATTAGCTAATGATTTCATTAAGTACTCTAATAGTGAAGAAGATACTGGAACTATCTTATCATGCGGTAATTCTAAAGTATTATTTTCTACAACTAAATTCAATAGAAAGATCACTATTGAATTTGGTAGAGATGGTGAAGAACCATTTCGTTACGTTTATACTAATAAAGGTATTAATCTGCTAAATGACTATGATCCTGCAGCATTAATTACCATTGGTAATCTTATTGAAGCTGCAGTAGAATCATGGTTAGAAAAAGATAGAAATAGAATGAATATGGAAGACGTAAACGAATGTATGATAAGTGCAGTAGATAATATTAAGACTATGATTGGATTAATTAATAGCACTATTGGAAAGTATAATGCATAATACAAATAAGTAAATGTGTTGGCGGGAGTAGGGATTTAATCCCTACTCCTTCCTGCTTTTCTTTTTTTGTAATAGTGGATATATATATACTTGTATATTATTAAGGTGATATGATGATATATAGTTTAGTTAAGCCGAGAGGCAGAAAGGAAATCATCATGAATAAAATTAATGCGTATACAGAAGTTTATAATTTGGTAGAGATGGTAGAATGCATCTTATCAAAGTTCCACACTGATATGGTTGAAGCTAATATTTGTGACAGTGTATTCTGCTGCTATGATGAATACTTCACCATCTATCACCCAACGGAAGGGCATATCCGTTCAAATGATGCCTTATGGATTGCAGCGAATGGCGAATATGTGTTACACATGTTACGTGTAACTAACAAGTATGAAGATATGGGTTGGAACCCATATTTAACTGCATTAGAATTGGGGATCGAAAAGATCTCCAACTTAATGGAAGAAGATGAAGAGTAGAGGGTCAACCTCTACTCTTCTCTTTTATTTTTTTTCTTTTTATTAATAATTAGATTCTACTAACTTAACCATTCCACCTTCGAGGGTAGCTAATGGGAAGTTCATATTTAAGTTAGAATTGCGAGCTACACCAGTTTGGAAGTTTAAGTTCATATCTTCTAATAAGAATGGATCAGGTAAACTCATATTGGTGATTTGTTCACCAGTCTTAATATTCATACAACGGAATTCTCTAGATTCTGTTTTTGGATCAAATACAACTACAGTCTTAATATCTGGATTGTGTTCCATAATCATACGATTTTGTTCTGGAGTAAACAATTCATCATTAGTCATCATAGGTTGATAGATATCCATACCGCCTTGTTGTTGAACCATCAATGGTACATCTCCACTTTCTAATCTAGGTGGAATAAAACCAGTTTCAAGTTGTTGTCTTGGAGTATTGATGATATTTTCATATAAGCCCATGATAGCTGCTTCATCACTACCACTATTTTCAAGTTTAAGTTCTTTAGTACGTTTAAGTTCCATATCATGACATTTAGAGATAACAGAGTTAAGCTCTTTAATAGCAGATAACTTAGTACTAGATAGAGATGAAATAGTTGCAGAGATATCAGTTAGATATTGATATTTACCACGCATCTTAGATAGACGAATATCATTAAACTCTTGTTTTAATTCACCTTGAAGACCATCGATTTGACCAATCATAACTTTGATCAAATCATTAGTTTCTTCATAAGAATCAATATAAGCCTTATTGGTTACAATCTCTTCAGCATCGCCACCTACATTGATTTCATCAGTATCTTTATTTTTTCTTGGTCGACCACGTTTTCGTGGTTTGATCAAAGTACTTTCATCAATAGGAGTATTCTCTACTACAATTTTTTTACCTTGACCAGTAGCAAATTTATTAAATACAGAAGAGCCATTAAAGTTTGGTTTAGGACTATTAGTCACTTTAGGTTCTTCTACGGTAATATTACCTTCGGTAATAGCTTCAGTATATTGCATAATATTCCCTCCTTTTATGGGTTTATTTTAAAGTTCTATGCATATATTCTTATATTGCCTAAAAACGTCGAATTATTAAAAATTAAACTCCCAGTTACATTAAAGTAGGTATAAATACGAAGGAGGATTTTAAATATGGCTAACATTTTAAACATATTTAATCAGTTTCCAAAGAACTATGACTTAACGATTTTGCAAACATTCTTTGCAAAACCTTTTAAACAAGATAACGGTAAATGGACTAAACCATCTTTGAGTTTAGTCGCTAAAGATAATAATACAGGTAAGAAACACGTATGTGAAATTGAAGATCCAGAATATATTTGGTTCTTAGCTAAAGATCCAGATAAATTGACTCATCATTATGACTTCTTACCAAAAGATGAAGTAGAAGCTATTCAATGTCCTAATAGAGAATTAGAAAAATGTATAGCTCAAGCAACTGGTAATATGAAATTCTTTACAAACAATATTGCCAATGGTGAATATAGAGAGAATGCTAAGTTACATACTTTGAATCAAGTATTCTTCTCTGACCAAAATATTGAAGACCATTATAGATTCTGGTTTAATAGATTATTCAAGAATGAAATCCATTCTGTAAGAAAAGCATATCTGGATATCGAAGTTGATATCTCTGATATTGTAGGTGATTTCCCAGAACCAGGTGAAGCTCCAGTTAATGTAGTAACCTATATTAACGATGGTGTAATCAATACATATATTCTTAGAGATCCTAAGAATCCATTAGTACAAGAGTTTGAAAATCAAGTAGCTAGTGGAGAGATTGAAAGAGACTTAAGAAAGTTAATTGAGTTTGCTATCGGTGATGAAGCAAGACAACGTAAGTTTAATATCTTTGGATATAACTTTAACGTGAAGTTCTTTGACCAAGAGATACAATTACTAGGTTCTTTATTTAGACAAATCAATACAGAAGAACCTGACTTCTTAATGGCTTGGAATATGGCGTTCGATATTCCATATTTGATTCAACGTATTCGTAATCTTGGATATCGTCCAGAAAGTATCATGTGTCATCCAGACTTTAAGTTGAATCCTAAAGCTGAATACTTTATTGATACACGTATGGAAAACAATTATGCTGAACGTGGTGATTATGCATATATCTCATCATATACAGTATACTTAGACCAAATGATTCAATTTGCATCTCGTCGTAAAGGGCAATCTGCATTTGCATCATTTAAGTTGAATGATATTGGTGCTCAAATCTGTGGTGTACAAAAGTTGAACTATCACCATATCACTACAGACTTAGCTAAGCTACCATTCTTAGATTTCAAAACATTTGTATTCTACAACATCGTCGACGTATTAGTCCAAGTATGTATTGAAGAATCTACAGATGATATTGGATATATCTATAACTCTAGTGTATTGAATAATACTCGATTCTCTAAAGTACATAGACAAACAATCTATCTAAGAAATAAGCAAATTGATTTCTATTTCAATCTAGGACTTGTTGTTGGTAATAATATTAATAAGACTAGAGAGAAACCATCTGAGAAATTTGACGGTGCTTTCGTAGCTGACCCAAACTTGGTTAATGATTCAGTTAAACTAAAGATCAATGGTATTCCAGTTTTCTTATGTGATAACTTAGTAGACTTTGACTTTAGTTCACTATATCCAAGTATCAATCGTGAATTCAATTTAAGTTCTCCATCAGAGATTGGTAAGATTGAATTTAGTGATGATAAAGATGCAAGCTCTGCAATCATTGAAGATATTGTAACTCAAGATCATTTGACTATCGGACATAGATGGTTTGGTTTACCTAACTATAGTGAGTTAGTTGATCAAGTATCTACATTATTTGCATCTGGTAGACTATCTAC